ATGCAACATGGTGCATATCTCCATTCCAATTTGCTCTTTCATCAAAAGAATTGAATCTTTCTTTATTGTCTGCAATCACTTGTGAAGCATCAATAATTGTCTCAATGGTTGCTTCGTCTTTTTCGGCATCGTAATGCCACATCTTACGAACACCAGTAATTGGGTCAAAATCAAATAGTTTAGTTGTCATAGATAAAAAAAGGGTGGGTAATTAGCCCACCCCTTTTAGTCAGTATTACTGAATTGTGCTGTTCAGATCATAAACAGCGCCATGAGCTTTCTCATTCTTGATCTTCAAGCCCCACTCACACAAGAGCATACGCTTCTCGGCATCACCTGTCTTAGCCAGTTCAACTGTCTGGAAGGGACGCAGATAAGCAACAGATGCGTACTCAGGATCAAGCACGAAAACATCACGCTCACGTTGGAACCTGTTGGGAACAATACTTACGTTACCAAAATCGGAAACATAAATATCTGCAGCGCCAATGATAGTTGCGGGTTTTGCACCGCCATTAACATTGAAACGAGCAGAAGCAATACCAGCCATCTTAGACAAGTTCTGTTTGTTAACAGGACCAGCCATAACGATAGATGGGTTGCCACCTTCTGTCCACACCTTCTGAATTACGTCTTTCAACAATGTCTCGCTGAATGAACGCAAGTTACCTGCTGTAGAGTCTGTACGTGCGGCATCAGGAATAGTAGTGTATGAAGGATCACCACCACCAGTACCTTCGTTAGTATTGGTCTTCAAGAAGGCCAACAATGCGCCTGTTTTACGGGCAGCGGCTGTAGAACCAGCAGTGGCGGCTTGGTTAGCCAACATTGTGGAACACATATCACGCTTAATTTCAGCGGATTTTTTAGCCATTTGATAGCTCAATTCTGAACGGCGACCTGCTTTATCAACAGATTCCAAAGTGCCAGAAATGATTACGTCTTTACGGCTAATCTGAGTGTAGTTACCCAAACGAACTGTAGCAGTTGCTGCTGTGAAAGAAGTGATGTCATCACCCTCGATCTGTGCATTAGTTGTGATTGCAGCGGCCAAATCATCTGTTTGCCACTCAAAGAAAGTATTGGATACGTTTTCACGCCCAATGTTTGACATAAATGGAGTTTCTTCTGGTGAAATCTGATAGATAACATTTGAAAGATCTTCCCTGACACCCTTCGCATCAAAGCGGGTGTATGTGTTTGTAATAGCAGCCATGATAATTCCTTAAATAAATTTCTCGAAAAGGGATGCGGCATCTCTGACGCTTCCTGTTTGTGCAAGACGCTTTTTTGCGTTATTTAATTCACTCGACTTAGAACTTACGCTACCCGCTGAACCAGAACTAACCATCCTTGGTGCTTTCTTAATCTTTGCTTGGAATTCTGGACGTTTACTCATCATCTGGTCATACTTCCACGCTTTGTGGAGTGCTAGTAATGCCCGTGAATCAGTAATGCCGTTCAGTTCCTGCTCGGTAAAGCCCAAATTCTGACCATATTCCAATAAAGCTTTACCTTCTGCTTTAGCTTTCTCTGGAGAACTCCACTCTGGAATTTTCTCTTTCAATATTGCAGTTTCCTGCGCTAATACATTTTGTATCTGCTTTTGAGATTCAACTTGATACAGTTGTTGTAGTCTAAATTGCTCTGCTTGTACTGCGTTTCTCTGTTGCTGTCTACGCTGATGGGATGTCCATTGACGGGCATATTCAGTTGGATCTTCAACTTCTAAACGATTCCAATCAGGCTCTTGAGGCTCAAACTCCTGCAATTTCTGCTGTAATTGTCCTAAAACCTGAGCGTATTGTTCACGCTCTCCACGTACTTGCTGAAACTCAGACTCGACTAATTTGCGCTCTTCTGCTAGTTTCTGCGTTTTCCGTGTGTAGTCAGCTTCACGTTGATAACCTCGGATAAGTTCTTCCTTGGGGACTTCGATTTCTTTGCCATCAACTTTGACAACAAACTTCTCATCCCTTTGGACTTCTTCCTCAGACTCTTCGTCTTCACCTTCTACTTCCTCAGAAGTTTCCTCTGCTTCGTCTTGCGGCTCCGTAGATTCCATTTCCTCAGACTCAGATTCGGGTTGCCCCTCCTCTGGTTGCGCCTCTGCACCAGTGTCAACACCCTCTTGAGCGTCTAGCATGGAAGCAAAGCTTTGCGCTGCTTGATTTACTGTAATCGAACCGACTGCATTTGCGTTATCGGACATATTTACCTCTTAGTTTAACAATCATTTGTTTGGGGGTCTACCCCGTCTGCGAACAAGGGCAACTTCTGCCATCTTGCCAGTATCCATAACAGAGCGTAGTTTTGCCCTCAGAATATCAACTGTTGTAAGAAGCAAATAAGCTTGCTCTCTTACTGGTCCTTCCATTAACTTGGAAGAACGAATCTCACGATAACAATCGTCTTCTATTCTTTTAAGCATTTCATTGAGAAGTTCATCCTCAAGTAATAACTTTGCTCTGTCTCCTCTTGCGAGGTTAATTTCTAGATCGTCCATTTACATCATTGGTTGTGGCTGTTGAGGGGTCTGATTCATTGCAGCCTGTTGACGGATTAATTCTCGGTCACGATTCATTGCGGCATCTATTTCCGCACTTTGAATTTGTACCCCATATTTCAATTCTAACTCATATCTACGCAAAATACCATCTTGCTCAATACGATCTCTTTCTCTGTCATCAGACATAATCATTTTCTGACGCTCTAAATCCAATTCAGCAGCTTTCTTTTGAATATCAGCTTGAATAGCTTGAGCTTGTACTTGAGCCAGTGTTTCCTCTGGTGTAGGCTTGGGAGCCTCTGGAGGTGGCATTTGGAAGTCAGCAGGTAACTGGTTAAAGTAATTCTGTGAATCTTTAATACCCGCTAATTGCAACATTTTATTTAATGTATTGGTGTATTGTGGTATTGATACAACAGGATTATTAGGACCCGTCTTTTCAATTAGCATTTCTTGACGCATAGCCACTTGATTCAGAATATTGATTCTGTCTTCAATAGTGCCATCACCAACACCAACATTAACTGTTACATCCATGTTGGAGTCCCATGAACGGGGATCAATTGGTACGAATGTATTACGCAAACGAACCATTCTGGCTCTGTCTTGATTCTCAACTACCAACTTCAAGATGCCAGTAAACAGCTTACGCAAACCAGTTTCAGCGAAAATACGGGCAATCATTTCAATGTGCTGATGGGCGGCATTGACAGTTGCGGATACTGCGGCTTTGGTAGTACTCTGAAGAGCGTCTGCATCTAACCCTGCAGCAGCCTTGGAAATGCCTGTACGGGTTTGTTTAATGTCATCCAAGTAGTCAAGCATTGGGAATGCTGCTTGACCAACAAAAGGAGTGGTAAACGGCTGAACCATACCTGGCGCTCTCATGCGAATAACAGCACCAACTTCAGTATTAAGGACGTCTTCCATGTTGGCTTGTCCTTCTACGATGGCAGTGCGTGGATGGATGGCTTGTGCCAAAGAGTCCAAGATGCCACGTTGGACGTTAGACTTGATGCGCTGAATATCCATTACCACATCTGCGGGACACATACCAAAAAAGGTATGGGGTTCTGGGTCTGGACAGAAGTCAGCAAACTGTCGGTCATCAACAATCTCATTGCGGATAACTTTGTTACTTGTTCCCACAGTGCAAATCCTACGCATCTCAGCAATGCCATCGCCATCAAAGTCTACCTTTAAGTAACCTTCAATATAAAGAACACTCTTGCTTGATGGATCACCATTGTTTGCAGTACTGATAACGGCAAACGGATTACGGGCTGTATATTCTTGGTTGTTGTCAAAGTCATTACCATTACCCGCAACCTCAACCATCTCATCATAGTCATAACCCATAGCGACTAGATCGGAAACAGTTTTCATAGTCCTGTGGCCTACAAAAGTAGCTTCATCAATAGACTTGGCTCTTCGGTCAATCAGGAACTCTTCTGGTGGTAGAGCTTCAATCTTTACCTTGCCAGATTTAATTCTGCGCTTGATCTCCACATCGTACATCATAGGAGGTGGAGTCATAATGCCTTGAGCATCATTCATCGGCTCAGTGCCAGGCACAGGATACTCACGCACCGCAGAGATCTCTACGTCAGGATTCTCTGTCAGCATCATCATACTTTGCTCATCAAGCATAGAGAATGATTCTGCTTTAACTTCTACAGACTCATCCCACCAGTACTTAATAATGCCAGCTTTGCGAACCAAAGCATCTTTGAAGGCAGAGTGCAAAATCTTAAAGCCAGGGTTATCACGCTTGAAGATAAAGTCTACATAGTCTGTAGCTTGTTCAGCATTCTGAACATCCTCTGGTCCTTGGGGCGTGAACTCAACCACACGCTCTGGGCCAAAGAAAATACGCATCAGGCTTGGCAATATGCCTTGGACAGTATCACGGACATCCATTGATACTACTTGTGAACGGCCTTCCTCTTCATCACCAAAGGGCTGACCATAATAGTACTCAGTTGCTAACGCACGATTGCCACCAATGTCA